TTCACTTTACCAGCAAGCCCTCGACTACTTTTGTGGTCGATTTTGGAGACGATAATCTTCGTAGACTCTCACGAATCCACGAAATGCATCCTCTCGACGTGTTCCAGGTCGTTAACACTAAATGTGTCAGACTCCTCGAAGCCGCCTTTGGTGGTAAGGCTAACTCTTCTTCGGAAGAGAAAGTTGTGCAGGATCTGAATGCGTTTCTTTACCGTTGCCTTTCAAAAGGCCACGATTTCAGCGCATTAGGCGAGGTCTTCACGTTCGTTAACCTTAACACCGGGGCGAGTTTAACTCTTGTCCCGTTGCATAGGCACGATTTTGATGGCTTCGCTTCTTCAATCAAAGAGATCCTCGAATGAGGGTTTGTTTCTACTCTTCTCCGTGAGGAGAGAGTCCCCCGCCTTTCGGCGGGTTCTTGAGGAGTGCACATGACGACAGGTTCTAAGACGTCGGGCTTCACAGCCCCCGTTTCCTCGCCCACTGGTCCAGGTACACTATTTACGGATTATAAAACCCGTACGTGGTCAGGCCCTAACAGAGTTTGGGTACCTTACAAGTACGAATACATCGACGTTTCTCATGAGAACTCGTATATTCGTGTGCGTAAAGGGAAGCGCTACGTTGTTATCAAATATCGGAAACGGTTTTTGAAACGCAAGGTACGTCCTAGTAAAGCAGCCCGTGGACGAGATATTCCCCATCCTTACACCTCCAATGTTATCATCCGGAACGATACTCTTTTTGATTATCGCCTGCGTGGTACACAGCAGTGGTCTTGGGGTACCGGTGCAAACACCGGTTTTGGGAATACAGTTCGTACATTTCAGTGGACCAACGACGATGAAATAGCGCTCCTTGGCAAACTTCGCGAGAAGGTTGCTGGGAGCGATTTTAACGCGGCCGTTAGTCTTGCTGAGTCGGGTGAAGCTCTTCGGATGATTTTAACTACAGCTAATAAGATTCGCCGAGCCTACGAGGCCGCCCGAAAGGGACGGTTCAAGAGGGCACGTGCTATCTTAGTCGCTGGCACCGATCGCAAAAACCTCGGTCGAAAGACCGTGGCTAGCAATTGGCTTGAGTTACAATATGGCTGGTTGCCTCTGCTTAGTGATGCCGAAAATGCTGCTCAGTTTTTAGCTGAGCAGTATAACGTTCCTAAAAAGCAAAGGTTTTCGGCCCGTTCCTCGAAGAAACCCGGGACAATAAGCACGTCCTCGACCGTGAACACACGTTTCGCCAAAAGCGAAATTTGGTCCCGTGGACAGTACGTTGCTTACCTAGAAGAGCGCGACGTGGCAAGATTGGCTGGACTTTCGGATCCTTTATCCGTAGTCTGGGAAAAATTGCCATACTCGTTCGTCATCGATTGGTTTATACCAATCGGTAACTGGCTCTCTGCTAGGGGTCTCGCCCAGTCTTTGACTGGTACGTTCGTCAAAACCATCTCCCACTACTCTTATTCTCGTGGGCTTGTTTCTGTTGGTCCGTGTGAAATCCGTTTGGCCGATAAGATCGGTGAGGAGACATTTAATGTCTCCCGCACAGTCTCTTCGTCACTCGACGTTCCTACTCCGACAGTTAAGCCTCTGAATCAGATCGTGGGGTGGAAACATGCAGCTAACGCTGTAGCACTTCTCTTGCAGACAAAACGCTTGTCGGGAGACTAGCTCCTAATTCTGGGTGTCTGCTTTTTGGCAATTAGCCACAAACGGGTCGGCCTCTCCTACCGACCTACTTTAAATGGAGTTCCGCATGTCTAACATTGCAAACATCACCGTCTTTGACGGTGCCGCCACCCCTGTAACGCATACGCTCGTTCCTCTTTCTGTCACCCGTGAAAAGGGTGTCGTGAAAGCTGAATGGCGTGAGCAGGTAGCTTCGCTCCCTGCATATGCGCAGATTACAACTTCTCAAACAATTGAGAAGATGAAGTCTGGTGTCTACAAGGTGGAAACCCGAGTGGCTGTTCCCGTAATGGAATCTGTCTCCGGTCAAAACGCTGCGGGTTATACCGCTGCGCCGAAAGTGGCGTACATTAACCAGCTGGTTTGCACCGGCTGGTTCCATGAACGTTCCACGATCTCTGACCGCCGTCTGGCTCGGCAGTTGCTCGTCAACTTCATGGGGAATATCTCCACGACTGTTGCCGCTGCAACTACAGGCTTCGCGCCTGAACTCTTTGATCAACTGGTTGCCCCGACCTAATGTCGGTGCTGGGCTACCGTTAAGGTAGCCGCATTTTGCCCAGTTGTTCTTGTCCCTAACCTCAATAAAGGAGTAGTTATGCCTATTCGGCATTGGACAGAGAACCTTGCCTCGGGAGAGACAAATGCCATACTTAAGGAACTCGCTCTTGTTCACATCCGTCTTATCAAAGCGGAATCAGTCCGGGAATGCCTCACTAATTACATTGCTAATGGTGATCTTCTTGGTCTGTGTGACTTTGATCTTCCTTACTCACAACTTTCCGCATACGATGCCATCAACGCTCGACAAGCAATCGCTTTCTTTCAGAAGCGACGCGACCTCGAGCTCGGCATCAATAAACGGCGAGTTGCAGTAGAGAAGTTCATTGCGTCTGAGCAGCTTTGTGGAGAGACTAACGAGATTTTCCGGTTACGCGATCGGGGGCTGTTCTTTTTCAGTCCCCGCGTTGAGTCCATTCTTTATATGGCTCAACGGAAAGTGTCGCTTATCTTGGGAGATCTCCCTCCTCTCTCCGATTTGAAGCTGCGTTTCGGACCTGGAGCAACCACGCAAGTTAAAAAGAAGAACGCGTCGAGTAAGCGTAAGCTCTCGATGCCTTTCTCTTGTAGCGAAGACGCGGTCCCGCTGATAGCCAACGTCCTTGAAGAACTCCCTAAGTGGGTGTTTTCCGAAGATGAAACGCTTGACGATGCTGTGACTGATAAAAAGGTGCCCGTTGAAATCCATAAAGGGCGCCTCGACTTCGTCCCGAAGTCATACAAGACCGATCGCGCGATCGTCGTCGAACCTATGCTGAACGGAATGGTTCAGCTGGGGATCGGTGACTATATCGCTGACCGGTTACGTATGTCAGGTATCGATCTCTCAGATCAGAGCCGTAATAAAGCTCTGGCCCGTGAAGGTTCGATTTCCGGCGATCTTGCGACGCTGGACCTGAGTAGTGCTTCTGATACGGTCGCTAGTAGGTTGGTCCTTGACCTTCTTCCTTACGACTGGTTTGACTTCTTGTCTCACTTTCGCACATCTACCGTAGTGTGTGACGGTGTAGACATTCGTCAGCAGAAGTTTTCCTCCATGGGAAACGGCTTCACTTTTGCACTGGAGTCCTTGATCTTTTACGCCCTTAGTTGGGCCGCAACTGATCCTGGTTCCCGCGATGTTGTGTCCGTTTATGGCGACGATATTATCGTCCCTACCAGCGCTTACGCGCCTCTCTGCGAGGTCCTGCACGCTGTCGGGTTTATTCCAAATCTGGATAAATCCTTCGCGTCTGGTCCCTTTCGGGAGTCCTGTGGAGGTGACTATCTTCGGGGTATCGATATCAGACCCTGTTACATCAAGGGTCCACTCTCCGGGCAGTCTCTGTTCGTCTTGCATAACTTTTACGTTAGGCGAGGCGAAGTCGAGATTGCCGCCACCGTCCGTTCGCTAATTCCGGACCACATCGTGAGATGGGGCCCAGATGGCTACGGTGATGGCCACCTTATAGGTGACAAAGGATTGCGCCCTCACGGGCGTAACAGAGGATGGAGTGGCTATACGTTTGAAACGTACGTCGCGAACTCACGGAAGGACTTTACAGTCCTCCCGGGCGATCGCGTGTACCCCTTCTATTCAATCTATGTGGGTGACAACCCATTTAGCCTGGATAGTTGGGATCCTCTGTCTTCTGACTCTCCTCCTGCGCCCGTTTACGGGCGTGCGAGTGCGAGTTATGACGGCAAGGGCCGCCTTGGAGTAACTCTCCCGGGTGCAAACGCGTATAGACTGATAAAGATCTATACACTGAGCTCATCGTCGGCTTTGTAACCCGACTTTGACTTTGCGTCCCCCGCGGAAGCGGGGGCGTGCCGGAAGGCTGGAGGCCAATTGGCTTAATA